TGATTCCGTTGCCATCCCCTTTCGGGCCGAGCAAAGCGTCTTCTAAGGGCGTGTAGCGCTCGCCGTCAATCGTTCCGCTTGTTCCATCCATTGAGAACAAACGGCCTTGGTATGGCGAACAACGTGCGCTTGCGTCCGCATGGCTTGACGTCCACACGAGTTGCACGCCATCGTCTTTCAATCGTTGCACGTCTTTGAGGTTTGCTTGGTAGCGCGTTTCCATTTCCGCGAAGTTACGCATATTGACGGTATACGGTTTACCGTTCTTGTCGATACGAACGAGGTTTGCCGGATCGCTCGCAAGCGCCTTGATTTGCATTTTGACTTTCTTTTCGTAGTCTTCAATCAACGGAAGCCCGGCCGCGTCCTGGGTGAGGAATTGGCGGAAGCGTTCCACAACCGCTTTGCTCTCGGTTGCGTTCATGCCGGCGATGGTTCGCACGTCGATGGTGTAGGTCTTGTTCACGACCGCGATGGACGGCGTTTGCGCGATTCTTTGCAACAAAGCCAGGTTCAACACGCGGACGCTTTCCATGTAGGTGTAGTGCCATTTCTGTGCGTTGATGGCGAGTGATTGACGGATGGCTTCGCGCTGTGATTCGGGGTAGCGTTCCGCCGTTTCACGGATGATGTCCGCAATCAATGCGCTTGTTTGCTTCGGCGTCAATGATTGATAGTAGCCTTGCACGATGGCTTGCTTGATGCGCGTTTGTGCGTCTTGAACGGTGATGACTTCACGCAGCGCAATGTCTTCCTTTGGGCTTCGGATGGTTCTTGGTTCGGCCATCACGCATCACCTACGTTTGCGGATTTGGTTGTTCTGTTTGTGCCGGGTTCAACAAATCGCCCATCTGCAAAGCGTTGGGATTGTCGCTCGATATACCTTGTTCGAAGCGGATCCGTGTCGCAATCTCCAACTGCTGTTCTTTCGTCCTGTCCGCGAAGATTTGCTCGACGGCGGTTTGCGTGTCCACGACTTTCATCGAAACGCCTTTCCCCCAAGTGTCGATGTTCTCGGAGTCCGAAGCGATGATGTAATCGGGGAAGTGAACGGATGCACGCACTTTGCCGATGTCGGCGTTCTTCATGAGCGGATGCGGTTCGATGCCGTCCACGTTTCGTTGCATCCATGCATAGAGATTCACGGCGCGTTCAATGACCTTTTCCAAGGCCGGACCGATGATTTGGAGTTTCTTGTTGCGCGTTTCAAGGGTGGCTTTGTTGCGCTCGCGTTGGCTGTTCTCGCCTGCGTTCATCGCTTCAAGGCCGGTGATGCCAAGCGCAAGCGGACTGATTTCGGCGTTGTTGCACGCGCTGCCGATGGCTTGCTTATACTTCAAAATGAGCGATTCGGTCTTGTCCTTGATTTCTTGCACTTCGATCTTGTTTTCGGCATCTTGGCTTTGGTCGCCTTGATACATCAAAACGTTTCGGACAAAGGCGTTCGGGCCAAGCACGCGCCCACGATCGTCTTTTGGAAGCATGGAATCCGGCCACATCCGAATGGATTTGTTGTCGCGTGTTTCGCGTGCCATTTCGGACATGACTTCATCCAGAGCATCGAACGCGGTGGTGCTGTGCGCGTAGTCGCTCGCGCCGTATGGACAGTCGATGAAATCGTTGTTTGGCAACTTGTTCGGAACGCCGATCGCAAGGATGCCTTTCAAGCCTTTGAAAGCGAACTTCGGTTTGATGATGTCTTGCGTTTCCTCGATGGAATCAATCGGCACTTCCGTTTCCTTGCCGTCATCGCCCATTTGATACAGGCGATATTCGATCAAGGCGTCGCCGATCTCCGCTTCCACGCGGTCTTGCTGTTCCGGAATGTCCACGAGGTCGTTTTGTTCGACGGTGCGGTAGATTTCATCCAAGCGGAACGAAACCGTTTTGCTGCCGGCATAGGTCTTCTGATACCACGAGCGGAACACGATGGCTTTGGTGATGCCGCGCTTCTTGATCTCGCTGCCGTTGCGGATGTCCACGCTTTCGAGGATCGGGTATTGCGACAAGCTTGCATCATAGGACAACTTGTAGAAGACATGGCCACCCCACGATGCGGACGCGCCTGCTTTCATGAGCGTTTCTTCGAAGTGTATTTCACGAAGCAACTCGTCCGTGAGCTTCTGCATGTCTTCGGTTTGCTGGTCGTTTTCCTCGCCGTCTTCGCCGACAACGGACATTTCAACGTTCACGCCTTTGCCGAACAGGATGGTCGCCATCTTCGCGGAGATCAAGGCAGGGATGCCGGAATGCACGAAGCGGTAATCATCGGGCGCGGTTTCCCAAAAAAGGTTTGGCGAAATGGTTGTGGTTTGATTCTTGAGGTGTCCGCAGTCCTTGAAAAACTCGCGGATGACTTCGACGTCGCCAAGCGACCACACGAGATATTCCGTCATCTTGCGCGTGAACTTGTCCGCGCCGTAGATGTTCGTTGATAGTTTGCTATACTTCGGCTCGAACTTGATTTTGTTTTCAATCATGGTCAAATCCCTCTCTAACCTTGCAAGACGTTTGGTGGTGAAATAGTTGCCGATGGCGGAAAAGATGTTCATTGGTGATCACGCCCTTTGCCTGTCGTGAGTGCGGTCATGTATTTGGTTTCGGCATATTCCACCGCGTCCATGATGTCGTTCATTGTCTGGTTCAAGTCCTCACGTTCCTTGCCTTCTTTGCCGTCCACCCATTTCGCGGACTGAAACGCTTTGAATGCTTGCTCGGTGTTCGTGTTGCGGTCGCGGTGAAACAAAAAGCGCTTGCCGCTGAACAGGATGATGTTCATGTCAATACGCTCTTTGATGGTCGCCTTGTAAGATGGGATGACTTGCACGCCGAGATTCGAACCGCGCAGGTCGTTGATGTAGTTGCCTTCCGCCGAGTCAATGGCGATGTAGCGCATTCGGTCGATCTTGTCCGCGTGCCGTTGCAAAAATCCCTTGAGCATCTCCGTTTTGAACTTGTAGCCGTTGCGTTGACCGTTGGCGCTTGTCGATGAAAAGACAATCAAATCAAGCAGAATCGCAAGCGTGAAGTCCTTGTTGAAGCCGATCAATGCATAAACGTTCGATGCGCGGTTCTCGGCAATGTCGCCGCCGATGGCGAATGTCGTCAATTCGTATTTCAAACGCCCTTTGGCGTCGCGCTCGTAGGCGTTCACGAACAAGTCTTCCGTCATGTAATCCGCGTAAATCATGACTCCCCATGCGCCGCGCTCGCCGAGTGTGCGTGTCTTGTAGTAATAAGAGCCGGCCGGGAAGACGGTTTCCGCCGCTTCAATCATCTTCGGCGTCATGATCGGGTTGTCGTAGAACGTGAAGAACATATACCGATAGCCGCGCGCTTTCTCGAACTTGTCCATATCGCTTCGAGTGGAAGCAGGACAGTCGCCAACGATGCGGCAACGGTTGATATAATCTTGGTAGCACTTGGCGTTTGGATCGTCGCCGTTCAATGTGAAGATGGTGAACGGACTCAAACTCGCAATCTGACGCGCAAAGCATTCGTCAAGGAACTGCTCGTCCGCGAGGTTGACTTCATCGAGGAAGATGTTTTCGATAGAACCGCCGGTCAAGTTCTCCCATCGGCTTTTGTCCGCATAGCCGGTCAAGATGATTTCTTTGATGCCGTTTGGCGTCATGGCTTGGATGAAGTAGGAACCGATCTTGCCTTTGACCATCTTGTAGCGGTCGGGGAACATGGTCACGAGTCCAAGCTCGGCTTCAAGCAAGTTGCGGCGGATGGTTTCAAGGTTGCGCCCTGCAATCAAGTGGAACTTTGCTTTGGATGCTTGCACGCGGTAATGGAAGCCAACAATGGCCGTCACGGTCTTAATGGCGCGGACGGTGCCTTCGAATGCTACAAGGCGGTTGTTTGGGTTCATGACGACTGCCAGAGCGTCAAGCATCTTCGGTGTGGTGATGAGGTTCGGCGTTGCGCTATTCGTCTGCATCGTTTGATTCCTCTTGCGGTGCTTCCGGTTCGTCGCCTTGCACCTTGCGAGTGCGGAGGGCGGAAAGGATTTTTGAGTCGGTGGTTTCGACCGGCGTAGTGGATTGTCGATCGACGTCAACAATCGTCAGTAACGTTTCGGCGGCTTTGAGTTGCTCTTTCATGGACACTTTCTTTTTGACGATCTTTGGGGATGATGTATAGTCACCGTTCATGACGACAACGACCTGTTCTTCCTCCGCTTCGCCCATTGCAATTTGCATCATGCGTTCAAGAAGCACGCCACGATCGAGGGTGTAGGATGCTTTGATCTCTCGTTTGGCGGCGTTGATATATTCACGCACGATGGGCTTTGCGAGCAGTTGCGAGGCCATCCCTCTTGCCGTGTCCGTCCGCTTGGTTTGATAGCCGGCGTCCATATAAGCACGATATGCCGGTAAGCCTTGAAGATACAATTCGCAAAACAAAAGTTCGCGCTTGTTTAGC